TACAGTAGTATCAGGTGCTTTACCAAGTGGAAGTGCAAATAACGTTCGTTGGGAAATTAATTATGTTAACCCAACTCAAGGTATATTTAACTTACTTGTAAGAAGTGGTAATGACAACAATAATCAAAAGAATGTACTTGAAACATGGACTAACTTGTCTATGGATGTTAACCAACCAAACTATGTTGCTCGTGTAATTGGTGATACAAAACCAGTTTATACTTACTCACCTAGTGATGGTCAAGGATATGTTGATTATGCAGGTGATTTTCCAAATGCTTCAAGATATATTAGAATAGCAACTGTGCCTCAAGCACAATACAATACTATTAATAACAATGGTGCTTATCAATCTGCTTTATACAGTGGAAGCTTACCAATAACAGGAAGTGGTGCCTTAAATGGTGCATTTAATGGAGGTATTGCTGATACAAACTTATCAAGATATCTATTTGATAATATTATTAGTGGTGTATCAAATGCTCAAGGATTCACCTCAGCAGATTATGCTCCGGCTTTAAGTTTATTAAACAACACAGACGAATATCAATTTAACTTGTTATTTACTCCTGGTCTATTCTTAGCAGGTGGAAATGCAGGTATAAATTTAGGTGCTAATGGTGCTGACCCAATTGCAATAGCAGAAGGTAGAGCAGATGCATTAGCAGTAGTTGATACAGTTCCTTATGGTGGTACAATTACAAGCGCAGCAACAGCTGCTAATGCTTCTAATTCAAGCTATGGTGCTACATATTGGCCATGGTGTCAAGTATTTAGTGCGCCAATGGGTAAATTAGTATGGGTTCCAGCTTCAGTATTAATGGGTGGTGTATTTGCATTTACCGATGAAGTAAGTGCTCCATGGTTTGCTCCAGCTGGTGTAACTAGAGGTGGAATTCCAAACGTAGTTAAAGTTGAAAGAAAATTATCATTAAACGATAGAAATTCTTTATACCAAGACAATGTTAATCCATTAGCTACATTCCCTGGAGAAGGTGTTGTAGTATTTGGTCAAAAGACATTACAACAAAAAGCATCAGCTCTTGATCGTGTAAATGTAAGACGTTTATTAATTTCATTGAAATCATATATTGGTACTGTAGGTCGTAGCTTAGTATTTGAACAAAATACAGCTATTACAAGAAATAGATTTTTAAATCAAGTTAATCCATATCTTGATAATGTAGTACAAAAACAAGGTTTGTATGCTTACAAGGTAGTAATGGATGAATCTAACAACACACCAGATGTAGTTGATAGAAATCAATTAATTGGACAGATTTATATCCAGCCAACTAAAACTGCAGAATTTGTCATCTTAGATTTCACAATCTTACCAACAGGTGTTGAATTCCCAGCTTAAGGAATATTTATAACAAACAAACATTAAATACAACATAACATGCCTGTATTAGACGCAAATGAAATTATGTTTACACAGTATGAACCTAAAGTCCCTAATAGGTTTATCATGTACATAGACGGTATCCCATCATATATTGTTAAAGGTGTAAGTGCCGTAACATTCGACGATGGTGAAATTATTTTAGATCACATTAACACTTATAGAAAAATTCGTAGTGGTAAGAGATTATGGGGAGATATGACATTCACATTATTTGATCCTATCGCCCCAAGTGGTGCTCAATCCGTAATGGAATGGGCTCGTTTGGCATACGAATCAGTAACCGGCCGTGCTGGTTATTCTGATTTCTACAAGAAAGACTTAACATTTAACGGTTTAGGTCCAGTAGGAGACGTAGTATCAGAATGGATTGTTAAAGGAGCTTTTATTAAGACAGCTAACTTTGATGATTATGATTGGTCAACTTATACTGAAGCAGTTAATCTTACTGTAACAATTGGTATGGATTACTGTATCTTAAACTACTAATACTGTATGAAAAAAAATGAATTACAAGAATTAGTACATGAGTGTATTGCTGAAGTACTAGACGAAAAGAAAAGTAAAGGCGACGACGAATTTAAGCGTGTAGATAAAGGTGAAAAAGGTAAAGTAGCTAAAGATAAAGGCGAAGAAGAAATATATGGTGCTGGATATGCTGCTGGTGAAAAAGCAGCTAAAGCAAAATACAAAAAATTAGCTGAAGCTTATGTAACTTTAAAAGAAGAAGGATTTGGCTTAAATAAAGATGTTGAAGAATCTACTTCTACAATCAACGAAGATATATTTGATGATATTGAAGGTGATTTAATGAATGGTGGATTTGAAGATCAAAAAAGTCAAATTTCATATCTAAAAGAAGTAATTAACTATTGCCAATCCAAAATAAATGAGATTGAAGATAATATAGGTGGAAGTGATGAGGAAGATGATGAGAACTATATTGCTGAAAAATTACAAACACTTACAATGACGGATGCTGGAGATGAAGGAAAAGGCCCACTACAGTGCAAACCAGGGGAAACTAAATGGACAGACGGTCCTAATTCATTCTTTTGCTACCCCACTAAGGGACCAAACCAACCAGTTAGAACTGCTACCACACATCCCGTATAGATAATTAAAAGATAATTGAGTGATGAATGGTGTAATCACTCGTTGGAGGAGAGCCCGGTAGAAATACCGGGTTTCTTTTTGCTAAAAATTTAATTTGTTTATATTTATATATATAAAACAAAAATAAGTTTATGGCTGAATTAAAAATTCCAACAGAAACGGTTACACTCCCATCAAAAGGTCTTGTGTATCCCGAAACATCATTGTTATCTAAAGGTGAAATTGAAATGCGTTATATGAGCGCAAAAGATGAAGATATTTTAACCAATATCAACTTCATTAAACAAGGCACTGCAATAGATAAACTATTAAGATCACTTGTTGTATCACCAATCGATATTGATGATTTAATTGTAGGTGACAAAAACGCTGTTTTATTCTCGGCCCGTATCTTAGGATATGGAAAAGAATATCCATTTAAATTTAGAAATGAATCTACAAATAAAGATGAAGATTACATTATAGATTTAACCACATTAAAAGAAAAAGAAATAGATGAAAATCTATTTGAAAAGAACAAAAACGAATTTAAATTTACATTACCACAATCAGGAAATGCAATTACTTTTAAGTTATTAAATGGTAAGGACGAAAAGGCGATTGAAGCAGAAATTAAAGGATTACAAAAGATAGATGCAAATGGTTCTTTTGAAAATACTACTCGCTTAAAACACATGATTATATCTATAAATGGCAAATCAGATCAAGCATCAGTTCGCGATTTTGTAGACAATTACTTACTCGCTCCAGATTCAAGAGCATTTAAAAAATATTATAATTTAATATGCCCAGATATTGATACTGCGATTACAATCGAAAAGGATGGTTACGTACAGGAGGGCGTGATCATACCTATTAATATTAACTTTTTTTGGCCTGACGCCTAAATACAGAGAATATCTTTTTGGCCGTATTCATGAAATAGTATTTTTTGGAAACGGAGGTTATGATTGGGACACTGTTTATAGTTTGCCCGTACGATATCGTGATTTTATATATAGACAATTACGAGAACATTACGAAAAACAGGCAAAAGATCAAGAAAATCAACAGAAATCATTAAAATCTAAAACGGCTAAAACAGCTAAACCAAATATTAATCCCACATATACAGCGAAAGCCCCACGAAAGTGAGGGCTTTCATATTTATGTCTGTAACATTTAACTATGGCTAATACCCCGGATCCAAAAGATATAAAAAGCGCTCAAGAAGCGTTAAATGACTATAATGATAAGTTAAGAGAATCCATTAACTTAGCTAAAACGATATCTGACAATATCGCTATGTTGGCGGGTGGGATGAATAAAGTTGGACAAAGTGGTAGAAAAATAGTTTCTGACCTTAATGATTACTCTAAATCTCTTGCTAGAACAATTAGTCTTTCTGATAAATTAGCTTCTGGAAAATTAAAAGAAAAAGAAGTTACAGAACAAATCAATTCTCTCCAAGAAAAATATAAGAAATATCTTGACGATAGTAATAAACGAGGTAGTTATATTAAAGAAAATTTAAAAGCACAACGAGCATTACAAGCTGAAGTTAATAAGAAAGAAGAAGAGGCACTAGATAGAAGAGGCAAAATCCAGGAGCAATATGCTAAATTTGCGCAACAACAAGAAGATCTAGCAGCCGCAGCTGAAAAATTTGCTAATTCAAATAATATCCAAGAGAAGCAAAGAGCATCTCAAAAGATGAGAAATATTAGAGCAGAAATAGCTGATACTAATATTACGTTAAATGTTTTAGAAAAGCAACAATCTATTGAAGAAAAAATATTAAATACTAAAAAGCTAGAATTAGATAAAGTTGAAACTATTACTAAAGCTCATAAGGATTTAAAAAAACAATATGAGGTAGAACTTAAAACAAGTGAAAAAATTTTAGCTGCTTTAAAAGAACAAAGTATATTTAGCAAATTAAGAAGTGGAGATGTTAGTAAAATGAATTCTGCTTTTAAAGAAATGACCTCTTTATTAAGTCCCTTAACTGCTGCTTTTAACACTATTAAAAAGTTTGCTTTTGGTATTTCTGATCAAGTAACTAAATTACAAAAAGGTTTAGTATTAAGTAGAGAAGAAGCATACGGTGTAAGACAAGAATTTAATAATATTGCTATTGCTTCTGATGATATTGCTATTAATACAAATAGATTAATTGAAGCAAATGCTCAACTAGGTAAACAATTAGGATTTAATTCCAGGTTTACAGCTGATATGAATGTCCAGTTTGTTAAATTAACTAAACAAATTGGATTAAGTGAGGAAGCAGCCGGCGGTTTAGCAAAATTGTCTAAGACAACAGGTATGACTTTAGAAGCAACTAAGAATATTGCTTTAGAAACATCTCAAAGATTATCTTCTCAATATGGTATACAATTAGATCAAAGAGAAGTATTAGAAGAAATAGGTAAAATATCTGGTCAAACATTAGCAATGTTTAAAGCTAGTCCTAAAGCATTAGCTGAAGCGGTTGCTCAAGCACGATTATTAGGTACTAACTTAGAAACTACAAGAAAACAAGCTAGTGCATTACTTGATTTTGAATCATCTATTGAAGCAGAATTACAAGCAGAATTATTAACAGGTCAAGCATTAAATCTAGAAAGAGCACGTTCTGCTGCTTTAGTAGGTGATATGACTACTGTAATGAAAGAACTTAATAATCAAAACATTGATTTTAATAAGTTCTCTAACATGAATGTTATTGCTCAAGATAAGTTAGCAACATCATTAGGATTATCATCTGATGAACTGTCCAACCAGTTAATGAAGCAGCAATACATGAATAAGTCTAGAGAGGAAATAGTTGCATTAGGAGGTGAAGAAGTTGCAAACAGAATAGAAGCTATTAGCGCTCAAGATAAATTTAATCTTGCCGTAGAAAAAATGCAAGATTTAGTAGGAAGTATAGCGGGAGGACCATTAGGAACTCTTGTTGATATGTTTGCTTCATTAGCTAGCAATTCAACGGTATTATTTACTACTTTAGGATTAATAGCGGCTGTTTCTTTTACTAAACTAATCACAGGATTAGCAGCATCTGCTGTTCAAGCAGGTTTATTAGCGGTAGGTACAGCTGCATCTGCTTCTGCTATTACTTTAGGTATAGGGGCCATAGCAATAGTTGCTGGTTTAGCAGCTATGATGACGGCATATAATAGTGCTAAAGAAAATGCCGCAGCACCAATGGCGGATGGTGGTGTGTTATATGGTCCTACTAACGTATTAGCAGGTGAATATCAAGGAGCAGAAAATAATCCTGAAGTTATTGCTCCATTAAGTGACTTACAAGGTATAATGGACAAAAATAGAGTAGTTGTAAATGGTGAAGGATCACAAGAAATGTTGAGTAAATTCGATGCACTTATTGCTAAAATGGATAGTGTAAATTCCGGTATAACTCAACTAAGTAAAAAAGATGTTACGATAAAAGCCAATACTCAAATAATGGGTACAGCTCAGTTAATGGGGAATACGAATCTAGCGTAATTTAATATTTATATCAAACAATAAAACAATACTAAAATGGGATTACTTAATTTATTACTTGGCGGCGTCAGCAGATTAG